TATTAAGATTAGCTTGGTCTATGTCTATCACCTTACAAAACTGAGACATCGACTTGAATTTACTTATGTCGAAGCAAAACTTTAAGTTCTTCGCAATATCATTCATAATTCTTAAAATCTGTTTAGAAATTACACATTATGCGCCATCTTTCGTAAATAAAGGTTAAATAACCAAGAATAACGAAACTTTCTCGTCAAAAAGTTTGGTTATTTGAGGTTATTTCCGTACCTTTGCAATCGTTAATCAGTTACAACACTGATAGACGAAAAAGGTGGGACGGAGTTCAAAACACCGTCTAAGCTATTTATCCACTGCAAAGATAGTTATTTAACTTCGTTCCACCAAACTTTTTTGGTTAAATATAGTTATTTGAAGAGAAATAATGAAGATAGAATATAATCAAGAAGAGGTTCGTCAGAGGGTTGCAAAGGTTATAGAGTTGGGCAACTACAAGTCCACAAGGTCGTTTTCGATTGATGTTGGTCTCGATTGCTCTAACCTATCAAAGATGCTAAGAGGTAAGCAGAATTTTACCAAGGCAGCTATGATGGCTATTTGCTCTAACCTAAAGGTTGATTTACAATGGCTCGCCTACGGAAAAGGTGATGCACCTGTAATGATAGGTCAGATAGATGACGCAACACAATTACGAATCGAAAAGGCAAGGCTTGAAGAACGAGTACAATGCCTAGAAAACGAAAAAGCATTTCTGCAAAGGATGCTTGAAAAGTAATAGGAGAATAATAAAATGGCAACACCGAAGAAGAAAGTAGTGGTTGAAAAGATTGCTAAGAAATGGCTATCAACTGATGAAGCTGCATCATACATAGGTATGGGAAAGTCGTTCATAGTTGAGTTGAGAAAGAGTGGAAAGTTACCACACTGCATGATAGGTCACTCTGCATTCTTCCTTGCAAGCGATATAGATAATCTGCTTGAAAGCCATCGTATATATTAGAGTTCTGTTGTTTAATATCACCAAGTGTGGTGGATGGGCGAGTCTTTAACTATTTTTTTTATATGCTCGCCCAATATGGTTTCATAGCTCAGATGGTTAGAGCGGTCGGCTGTTAACCGATAGGTCGTAGGTTCGAATCCTGCTGAAACCGCAATTCTTTTAGAATCAGATTATCACTACAAGTGGTGAAACTGAAAGCTAGAGAAGAGTTCTTTGATATATTGACGCACAGAATAGTATGCGTGGAAAAGAAGTAGCCGGAGAGCATCGATGGATGCCGTGACCTGGCGAAAAGGACGCACGACATACGAAAGACTAGTCAGTAACAGATATTACATAGACTATACCGATGAACTATGTTGAAACATCAGCACAAGCAAAGGGCATAATATAGGTCTGTATCGTTTGCTATGTAGTATTCTAGCCGAAGTATGTATTATTGCCATCTTACGTGTAAGATATTTATAATATGTATGGAGTGTCAACGGAACGTCAATGCTAGCTGTATCGGGAATACGGAAACGATTAATATCGTGGCATTCACAAACGACAGAAAGTTCCATGGTTTTAGATACATAAAACACAAGGTATGGTGTAAGTGGTATTCTTGCTCAATACTTTAATTAAATAATAACAAAGAGATATTTGGTGCAATCGGAAGCACGTCATACAACTAGAAGATACCGTTCTTATCGTATGGAAATGTTGGTTCGAATCCGGCAATATCTCCAAAGTTATAAATGTTTTTGCATAAATATTTTATTTGATTACTTGTTTGTTTATATTTTAATTAACAAAATTTGAATTTGAATTTGACAATGATGGCAATGCAGTCTGTCTGTAAAGATAGGCTGCACAAATCGCAGGTTGGAGCAGTGGTAGCTCGCTAGGTTCATGTCCTAGAGGTCGCAGATTCGAATTCTGCACCTGCAACACTCATTTTTTTTGGTTATAAGGTTATAAGGTAAAGTTAATTAGTTTTCTAAGTTTTAGCATCAAGTTCGTGAGAATATGATGCTTCTGGTTCTATGGTGTAACGGCAGCACAAGAGATTTTGGTTCTCTTAGAGATTGTTCGATTCAGTCTGGAACTACTACAATTTTTTCATCTATGTGCTTCTGCTTGTGAAAGTAGTAGTGCTTTATTTATTATACACTTTTTTAAGTGTTTTTGTTTACTTAAATAATTTATTTTTTTCTCAACTGCTTGGGATAAGTCGTTGAGTTTTGCCCTTAAAGCAATTAGGTAATGCGCTACATACGCAGATTTAATGCTCCGACCAGTATGTAGAGAAGATGGCTCGATACCATCTAAGGGCGCAACGTATCGTCATGATACATGATTGAATTTTATATTAGGCTGTTTTCCCTTGGCGGTCAGATTATTAAGTTAGTCTGCCGCCAAGGTTTTAAGCGAAAAGAATATGAAGATTATATACGAGACCACTTAAAAACGCTGCAAGGGTTTAAACATCATTCGATTATGTAATATTAATTTAATGTTGTATGTATGGATAAAACAAAAATTTCAAATTCAAAATTAGGTGTAATTGAAGCATATCGTCGTGGGTATAGGATTAACGAAGACGGAAATATGGTTCACAATGGAAAGATTATCCCAGGAACGATACGTGCTATTCGTTATCTTGGTACAAATATTATGATAGATGGGAAATGCTATCACGTTATGCATCATCAATTATGCGCTTTTCAAAAATATGGTGAGGATTTTCTGAAAGCTCAAGTAGTTAGACATTTGAACGATGTTGCGACAGATAATAGACCTTGCAATATCGCTATCGGTTCTTACAAGGAGAATTATTGGGATATGAAAAAGGTGAATAGAGATAAGAGCTTGAAGATTGCAAAGTTATCAAGAAAAAGACGCTATGATTATTTAGATGTGTTGGAATTTTACAATAATTGCCATTCGTACAAAAAGACGAAAGAGAAATTTGGGATAAAAAATAGCGCATCTTTGTTTTATATAATTAATAGAATGAAGATAATAAAAGATATTAGGGTAAAAAAAGAAAATATTGATATAATAAGAACCCTTGAATGTTATAAATCAGAGAAAATAGTTGATGGCATTTTGACTGTTTATCTGAATGCAACGGAGACAAAAGGTAGCCTTTTTGTTAGGGAAGGTGATTATATAGTTCAGTTTGCAAGCAAACAATGGCAGAGAGTTGGATGCGAAGCATATAATAGAATTTTCAAAAATCCAGCAAAAGAAGGAGACAAATGGGTGTAAGGGTTGTTCAACACAAGTACACATCGAAAGATGGTACTGAGTACGATAGTAGAGAAGAATATTTGTATCACCAAATTCTTCTTGCTGATAAACGAGTTTCTTGTATTCATAGACAAGTAAAACTCAGTATATTCAAATCCCTTTATATGCTTGTGCCGAAACAACTCAAAACAAAGGTTCGGTATGACAAAAGACTGATGGTTAGCGGTCATAGCTATAAACCAGACTTCATATTTTGGGAAGATGGAAAATTGGTTGTTTGTGACGTAAAATCAAAGTACACTCATTCTCTCAGGGAGTTCAGAATAACTGCCAAGGGGTGTATCAGTAAGATTGTCGCACACAACAAGAAACGTCATAATGGTGAGCCGTTTGTGGTTTTCCGTGAAGCTATCCATATCAAGAAGAATGAATGGAATATAATCGACTATCCACCTGACGGAAATAGTTATTGTTTTAGTTAGTTGTTGTAAAACCGCCCCTACGCTGACTAAGGTTGCCGTAGAATTGGATGTGGAGTTGCTCAATGGGCATGAGCATGGATTGGGAACGCACCATAAGAGGAAATAAAACCTCTCGTAAGTTTGGCAGATGGTGTGCCTTTTGAAACCTCGGAAACGAAGCATCCTTTTAAAAACAGTTTAACATGAAACATACAGTTGATGATATTGAATTAAAGATAGAGCCTGAGTTCAGAATGCTTCATAATAGAGTAGGTGTATTTAATACACATTTTCAGAATTTTGGGCATTATAATATACCGAAAGCTCAGCTAATTTTGGCTGACCCACCTTATAATCTCGGCGTTAATGCTTACGCAAGCAATCCATCTTGGTATAAAGACGGAGATAACAAAAATGGAGAGAGCGAACTTGCAGGAGAAGAATTTTTCGATACTGACAAAGATTTCCGTCCTGCCGAGTTCATGCACTTCTGTTCGCAGATGTTACGACCAGAACCGAAAGAGAAGGGCAAAGCACCCCTGCATGATTATCTTTTGCGGATGGGAACAGCAGTTTTATTACAAGGAATTAGGTGAGAGGTACGGCTTCAAGGGTTGCATCCCTTTGGTGTTCAGAAAGAATTATTCTGCACAGGTCTTGAAAGCAAATATGAAGGTTGTTGGCAACTGTGAATATGGTCTGATACTCTATCGTGACAAGCTGCCTAAGTTTAATAATCACGGAGAAATGGTTATGAACTGCATGGAATTTCCGAGAAATTTAGGTATGCCACGTAGTCATCCGACACAGAAACCTATTCCACTTCTGAAAAAGCTGATAGGGTTATTTACAGACCCCGATGATGTCGTTATCGACCCAACAGCAGGTAGTTGCAGTAGTATTGTTGCAGCAGCATCAATGCAGAGAAAGGCTTATGGCTTTGAAATCAAGAAACAAATCTATTCACAAGGTGTAGATAATGTAAAGAGATACATAAGTAATGATATGTTTGAGGTATCTCCGCAGCTTGAAAAGAGAAAGCAATACACACAAGCAAGTTTATTCTAATTTTGCACATACATGATAGAGTTAAATAGAATATACAACGAGGATTGTCTGATTGGAATGGCGAAGATTCCAGATGCAAGCATAGATTGTATTATCTGTGATTTGCCGTATGGCACGACCAAGAATGCATGGGATAGCGTTATCCCTCTTAATGACCTTTGGACTCATTATAACAGAATAATCAAAGAAAACGGTGCGATAATTTTGTTTTCTCAAATGCCTTTTACTGCCGTGCTCGTCTGTAGCAACTTGAATGATTTTAAGTACGAAATTGTATGGCAAAAAGAAAATGCTACTGGATTCTTAAATAGTAATTTTGCTCCTATGAAGATTCATGAAAATATTTTGGTATTTTCTAAATCTAGTGCTTGTTTTGTAAAAGATAAGAATTTGGCGATGATATACAATCCTCAGATGATACATGGTTGCAAGCCTTATATAAGTAATAGGACTGGAATATCATCCACAAATTACGACTACAAACATTCCAAGCCAATTACAACCATCAACAATGGAGAACGTTTTCCAAACGATATTATATTTTTCAAACGAGATAAAGAGAAGATTCACCCTACACAGAAGCCAGTGGATTTGATTCGTTATCTCGTTAGGACTTATACCAATGTGGGGGGGTGCGTTCTTGATAACTGTATGGGCAGTGGCACTACTGCTATTGCCTGTATCAGGGAGAAGCGAAACTTCATCGGCTTTGAATTGAACAAAGAATATTACGACAAGGCTTGCAAGCGCATTCAGCTTGAAATGGCGCAGCCGAGCCTGTTTTGACTATGGGTATATAACTTTTCATTTGCCCTTATATATATGCAATTCACGCAAATCGGTGTGGTGGAACTTGCGTGATGTTCACTATGTAATAGTCTGAGCACTGCACCGATTATTCTTTGGATATTATTTCCTTTCATAACCAAGCCCAACCGATGATAGTGTTCCTTGGGCAAGAACGATAATGGTACGACACTGCTAGAAATAGTAGCACTCTTGAAATTTGGTGGCTATCATCGGTACTTTAGATGTCTTTAGAATAGGTCAATGTTTAACGAGCCAAGGCAGTTCCGACCGACCATCTGGAAATAGTCAATACAATTCTTGTAG